CGTTGGTATGTTGATGGCAGAATTTATTATCATAAGATTATCGACCCTAAAAATCCTCGAAAGGGTATTAAGGAAGTTCGATATATCGACCCTCGCAAAATCAAGAAAGCGAGAGAAACCCAAAAAGACCTTGACAAAAAGACTGGCATGGAAATGGTCAAAGATGTCAAAGACTTTTACCTTTACAATGATAAAGGATGGGAACAAAACGTAGGAACATCTAGTGGAGTCAAGATTACTGCTGACTCTATTACATACTGCCCTTCTGGACTTATTGATATGTCCAAAGGTACAGTATTATCATATCTAAACAAAGCAATCAAACCTGTTAATCAGTTGCGAATGATTGAAGATTCGTTAGTTATCTATCGTATCTCTCGTGCGCCTGAAAGACGTATTTTCTATATTGACGTTGGTAACTTACCAAAGATGAAAGCAGAATCATATCTAAAAGATGTGATGAATCGTTATCGTAACAAAATGGTATACGATGCAAGAACTGGTGAAATCAGAGATGACAGAAACCATATGTCTATGTTAGAAGATTTCTGGTTGCCTCGTAGAGAAGGTGGTAGGGGTACAGAGATTACAACTTTGCCAGGCGGTTCAAACCTTGGTGAGATTGATGACATTACCTACTTCCAGAAAAAATTATTCCGTTCATTGAACGTACCAGTATCAAGACTCGTAGAAGAAACAGGATTTCAACTAGGACGTTCTGATAACATTACAAGAGATGAACTTAAATTTACAAAATTTGTCCAGAGACTTCGTAAGAAGTTTGCTCTTATGTTCTTGGATATGTTGCGTACACAACTTTTACTAAAGGGTGTTATTGCAATAGACGAGTGGAATCACTTCAAAGAACATATTCAATTTGACTTCCTACAGGATGGACATTTTACAGAACTGAAGAATGCAGAAATTCTTCGGGACAGATTGGACATGCTTGGACAAGTCGAATCCTATGTCGGTCAATACTTCTCTAAGGAATATGTTAAGAAACACATCCTTAGAATGTCTGATGATGAGATTGAAGAAATTGATAATCAAATCAAAGATGAAGAAGGTGGTGAAATGACAGGTGATGACGATGGTATGTTCGCACATAACGACCCAAAAAAAGGAGATAAATAATGGTAGATAATGTAAAGGACTTTGTAAGTTCAATTGCATCAGGCGATAACCTTGCAGCGGAGACTCATTTTAATAATGCACTTGCTTCTAAGGTAGGAGATGCATTAGAGACAAAAAGACAAGAGGTGGCACAGACTTTTGTGACACACCATATTTCAGACTCAGAGGTAGAAAAAGATAGTGAGTAAAACTCTTTCACAGTTCAAACAAGAACTACCAGAGAAAGATGAGCATAAGAATTCGAGGGAGTACAAGAAGTTGTCTCCAGCGATGAGAAAGGCTATTGACGCTATTTTTAAGGAAATGGATGCGAAACCTAATAATTTCCTAAATACTTTTGAAAAAACAATAAATAGTGTTTCCAAGAAGTTCAAAGTTCCGCAGAAGGCACTTATGGACTATTTTGAAAAAGAAATGCTAGCAATTTAGGGATAGAGTACAATGAAGATAATCGGAGCAGAAGAAGCACTTGCAACTGGTACTACCAAGGGCAAAACTGTGACTGCACATTATGTGTTTAACACAGGTTCAGTGGGAGCAGTTACAATTAGAAACGCAGACGATGACGGCAACACAGGTTCAGTAAGAGTCGGTGCAAATGCTGGTGTCGTTATTCACACAGACATTGGAGTTGGAATGCGTGGTGCATCCGATATCAAAATTACTCCTATCGTAGCATCGGGGTTCTAATATGAAACTAATAGCAGAACAGATACAAGAAGTAGAATATATCACCGAAGCCAAAGAGGACGGTGAAAAGGAAATGAAGATTCGTGGAATCTTTATGCAGGCAGACATGAAAAACCGTAACGGTCGTGTCTACCCAATGGGTGTACTTCAAAAAGAAGTCACTCGTTATAACAAAGAATTTGTTGCTGAAGGTCGTGCGTTTGGGGAGCTGGGACATCCAGAAGGCCCTACTGTCAATCTTGACAGGGTATCGCATATGATAACTAAACTGGAAGCTGATGGAAAGAACTTTATTGGTGAGGCGAAACTGCTCTCTACTCCAATGGGGGAAATAGCGAAAGCATTAATCAAAGATGGTGGTAAACTTGGTGTCTCTTCAAGAGGTATGGGGTCTATTGAATCTAAGAGTGGTGCGAATTATGTGAAAGACGATTTTTATCTTGCCACTGCGGCAGATATTGTTGCAGACCCATCTGCACCTCAAGCCTTTGTTGAAGGGATTATGGAAGGTAAAGAGTGGGTTTGGAATAACGGAATACTCAAAGAAGTTGAGATTGCCGAAATCCATGATGAAATCAATGAGTCGGTAAGAAAGAAACAGTCAAATGTTTCCGCACTTGCCTTCGCAAAATTTCTGTCAAAACTTTAATCATTATAAATATGTTAATAAAACAACCAAGGAGAAAATCCCAATGTCAGAACTAGACAAGACAATTGAGGAACTAGAAGCAGAAGTGACAGCGGAACTTGCTGAAGCGTCTGACCCAAAAGCGGGTGCTGCGAAAGGTGACTCAATGGAAAAACAAGAAGGTGAAGTTCAAGACCTTGGCCCTGCGGTTACAAAATCTGATGACAAAAAAGTGGACAATACTAAGTCAACTAAACAGGCAAAAGATGCACAAACTAAAGGCGCAAAGGACGCTGGAGGCGACTCCACACCTACTAAAATTAAAGAACCTCTAGCCGCTGGTAACGAAATTGACCACGATGGTGAGGAACTGGAAGAAGGTCGTATGACTAAAGCAGAGATGTTGAAAGCAATGTATTCAGAAATGGAAAACATGAAAGCTGGAGACCTTAAAGCATCATATGACAAAATGATGGCAAAAGACGAGGAAGAAGATAAAGAGGAGTCTGTTGACGAATCTACATTAGAAGACCGTCTTGCGTCAGTTGATGTTTCGGAAGATGTTTCTGCACTTACAGAAGGTGAAGAATTATCGGAAGAGTTTAAGACAAAAGCATCTACAATTTTTGAAGCAGCTGTAAAATCAAAACTTCGTTCAGAAGTTGAGAGAATTGAATCTGCAAAGACTCAAGAAGTTGCTGAAGAAGTAAACAAAGTCCAAAGTGAGTTGACTGAAAAAGTTGACGCATACATGGGTTATGTTGTTGAAGAGTGGATGAAAGAAAACGAAATTGCGATTGAACGTGGTCTCAAAGGCGAGATTGCAGAAGATTTCATTTCTGGACTTAAATCACTTTTCGAGGAGCATTACATTGATGTTCCAGATGAAAAGTATGACATCTTAGGACAACAAGCTGAGAAGCTTGACGCCCTAGAAGCCAAACTCAATGAACAAATTGAAAAGTCTGCTGAACTAAAGAAGGCAAACAATCAACTAGTTCGTGAGTCTGTTTTTGCAGAGGTTTCTTCAGATTTGGCTGACACCGAAGCTGAAAAATTTAAATCTCTTGCAGAAGATGTTGATTTTACTGATGAAGATTCATTCAGAAGTAAACTCGATACGCTCAAGGAAAGTTATTTCCCGAAAGCAACAACTGTCGCTGAATCTGTAGATTCCGAATCTGAAAGTTCAGAATCTTACGATACAACTGGTGCTATGAGTGCTTATATGAGTGCAATTAGTAAAAATGTAAAGCGAGGTAAGGTTTAAGCTGCGGAAGATTTTATCTTTCAAAAATTAAATTCTTATAAATATTATTAGAAAAAACTCAAACAAGGAGAAATAAAAAATGTTTCAAACTGAACATTTACAGGAAAAGTGGCAACCAGTCCTAGAACACAATGATCTTCCAGAGATTAATGATTCTTATCGTAAGGCTGTAACTACTGTTATCCTAGAAAACCAAGAAAAAGCACTTCGTGAGGACTCTGCGTTCTTATCAGAAGCTGCACCTACTAACTCAACTGGCGCTGCTGTTGATAATTGGGATCCAATCTTAATTTCACTAGTCAGACGTGCTATGCCTAACTTGATTGCATACGATGTTGCTGGCGTTCAGCCAATGACTGGCCCTACAGGGTTAATCTTCGCAATGCGTTCACGTTATACTAACCAAACAGGTACAGAGACTTTCTACAACGAAGCAGACTCTGACTTCTCTGGTGCTGGTACACAAGCAGGTACTAACCCAGCGATTCTTAATGACTCGCCGGCAGGTACTTATACTGGTGGTACTGGTATGGCAACTGCTGACGCAGAAGCTAAAGGTGATGCATCTAACAACCATTTCGCTGAAATGGCATTCTCAATTGAGAAGCAAACTGTTACTGCAAAATCAAGAGCTCTTAAAGCAGAATACACAATGGAATTGGCGCAAGACCTTAAAGCAATCCACGGTTTGGATGCTGAAACAGAACTTGCAAACATTCTATCTGCTGAAATTCTTAACGAAATCAACCGTGA